CTTCTAGGAAGGTTTAATACCACCCTCCTAGGTTTGGCCACTCACGATAAAAGGCGCGTGAGTTAAGTCGCCTTCTTCTGGATTCCCCTCTCAGAGGGACGAGAGGAAAACCAAGTCGATCAGTTTTATGATCGGAGAAGACACCGTCTCTAGAGGAGTAAAGAGAGTAAATATAAACTAACTCTGCTTCACGAGCAACTTCTGCTCTCCCCTGAGCTTCAAAACGTACAAATACCCAACCTTCTAAGCCACCGGATGCTCTTCGCACCCAGCGGCTTGTCATACCCTCGTCCAAATCGGACAAAAGGTAACCATCATCACATTCGACGTCGGACCAAGAACGGCCGACTAGGACCCTACCGGGCCCCCGAACATGGATGAGAGAGGGTGGAATTCGCAGGCGAACTTCAGTCCAAACGCGCTTAAGCCGACTGTCACAACCAAAACCATTGTTGCGACGGTAAGCAACGCGCCGAAGACCGTTAGCCAAGCGAAAAAGGCTCTGTACATGATTGAGAAGCTCTTCTTGTAAGAATGGACGGACATTCACGCCGTTGAAGAAGTCGGCGCCGCAGGACTCCCTAAACACCCCGGAAGTAAAGGATTTCCGAGGATTAATGAGGAAGCCGCAGTAGCCGAGCGTCTCTACCAGAAGGTCGACAGACCGGACTGGATAGGCGATATCGTCACCAAAGACCCTAATGACGGATCTGTCATCACGACAGTAGTCGCAACACGCACAAGCCAAAGCCCAAAGAATCAGGGTTTCGAGCTCGAACGTGAAGCCATTGCCCATGGAGCTAAATTTCTCGTAGTTGATGATTGTTTCACGATCACCATTACGATACGTTCCGCTCTTAGATCTACACCAGTCCATGGCGATAAACCAACGCCCTGGAAGTAGATCACGGACAAGCTCTAGAGCCAAAGTATCACTGGCCATAGAGAGGTCAAGGGTAGCAACAGTACCGGAAATGCTCCCTCGATAAGCGAGATCCTGACTAGGATCTTGGGTATCGAGATCAAGGCCAGCTTTTCTCAGCCGGCTCCTGATAAGAGCACCTAGCCCGAGTTGGGCAAAGATGTTCAGCCTAGGCTCAATAGCTATTGAGCGGTCGGTAAGAGCAGTTTTAGGTACGAATGTGACTTTGTTGCCGGACACAACTTCAATATCAACGGACCCAATAGGTCCATGATCGTCAACGGTTAAACCGTTGAGGAAGCGTGCCCAGGGCGTATGGTCTAGTGCCAATTTAGCCCCGCCTTCATGGAAATCCTCTGTCGAGGAGATCGATGAAAGCTTGTGGTACGGCGAAGTCGAACCACCTTTTGCAAGGTTATCCGCTCCGGGACCGAAACGGCACCGAAGTGCCCATGACTTAGCATTGAGGTCGCCGAGTACGTTAGCTATTTTTAACTGAGCGAGGTGAAGAATTGCCTCGACAGCCGGGGTGGAAATAGCCCCACGCTTACGCGCTCTGAACCTAAGGTTCGTCAGTCGACACATTTCCTCTGCCTGAAGAAACTTACCCCATGCGGTACGTTCCCGAGCATCCGCACTCACGACATCGTCGAGAGGGCATTTACGGAGGAAGGATACTGCCTGGAGATCGTCTCTAGCAAGGGACACCTCTTTTAGGAATATGTTAGACAGTTTCCTGTCTGCATATCGTCCAGGATCAAAATCGATCCGAAGGACATCCTCAATCTGACCATTTCTGGCCAGTAGGGACATCCCAAGAGAGAGTGGAGTGTCGAGTTGAGACCACAAAACATCGGCAACAGAGATTAGCTCTTGCGAGCTAGTTTCTCGAGCTGAGTTGAAAGTCTCAGCAAGCTGCTGTTCTCGAAGACGTCGCATCAAACGAGAATCGTTCACGGTTTGCTCCTAGTGGCTTCGTTCCGATGCATCTGGACCTCCCGGTGAATATTCCGGGGAGTCATTACCGGAACGTTCATTGCGGGAAGTCCTAACATCGGACGGAGTTATAGAAACAAGGCGCTCTCTTGTTGCCGCGGTTAGCGGCAGAGGAGGGTCTAATGGAGGGTTAATAACATCTTCTCTGATCTGAAGTTCATCAGCGAGGACATTGAAAACCTCCAACACTATAGACACCAGAGCGCTGAGCTGAGACTTCGACAACCTTTCGGTTGCTAGCTCAGCTACCACTTTCAGAAGGACCTGAATCAAGTTCATAGGACCTCCAGAAGTGGTTTAGTACATGCCTTCGACGTCCTTAACGCCAGCGAGAAAGTTCGCATGTGCCACGAAATTCTTGGCCATTGCGTACAACTCCTGACGTTCGGCGAGCGTCGCGGTGACAGGTACCAGTGCCTCACCCGTGAAGCGACCAGTGTAGTCCACCAGTCCCGTTGTCGCGTTGACAAACGGACGAGCGATCTTGCAGATGACTCGAGTTACCCCTTTGGTCGGATCAGTGGGGCGACGCACCTCCATGGACACCGTGCGGAAACCGCCGGGAGTGCCCTGGGCAGTGTCGGCCCAACTGTAGACCGGACCGCTACCATTCAGCACCGTATAGGTGACAGGGGAGGCAGCGTAGTTGTTGAGGGTGATATTCGCCATTGCTGGCATAACTTTACTCCTGAAAGGAAAATGAATCAGTTTACGGAGATCTAGGGCGAATAAGCCCCAGGAGCTCTGTCACCGGAAGTACGCTGTTTCATCAAGGACGCTGCTGTGATAATACGACGGCCTTTCAAGCCGTCCCACAACGGAGCCCTTATAGAAGGCGGACTACCGGACCAAGGAGACCGGCCGTAAAATTGTCTCCTAACATCGAAGTGCAAAATGCCGTGAGTGGCGTGAGCCACATGGGTACTTGCAATTCGAATGTTTGACCGCGTCTGTGTCGACTGACAATCGAATTTGTACGATTGAAAGCCCACCAGCGGGGTCCAGCCCTGAAGGCTTGACATATTCTCCAACATCTGACCGACATCGATAAACCAATCGAAGACGAAAGAGAAGGGAATAAGTTCATAAGCCGTATTCAGCGGGTCGGTTAGACCGAATCCCAGCTGAGCCGCGAGGGCCGACGTTGTGTAGTTTAGCTCACAAAGAAGGCCAGCACTGCCTGTCATGTAATAGTTCCCGTAGATGTAAACATCGTAGAGAACATCAAACGTGCTACCTTGATTAGCGGCCGCCAGCGTATTCGGAATGGTAATCGTCGATTTCTTGACAGATTCCAAATGAAGACGAGGAGGACGCCCGCCAAGGGCCAGGTGCTGTGCGGCAAGTTCAGCAAGTCCAACGCAGTCCGAGAGGAGAGGAGACCAACCATAGGAGTATTCTAACCAATGGTTAGCCGCCGATCCGACCGGCTTGTTGATACCCAGTATGTCGGCTGCCTTTTTAAAGCGCCGACGACGGAACGCTGAATAAGCAGTTCCGAGTTTTCGAGCCATGTCTGCAATCATGCGAACGGTCTGACGACCTTCGCCGAGAGCGACAGCTGCATTAACCTTCATATCCCGGAACTTCGCCAAGACTTTGCTTTTAGCCTGGTTTTGAATATCCAGGTATTCAGCATTGGCTTGATCGACGGCCGGATGGATAATGCAGGGGTCGACGACAGCGTTTACAAAGTAAGGCATCTCAACTTTGTATATTCCATCGTCGCTAAGCAGCGTCACGGCCGCAAGGGCCATTTGGCTGTGTGACCAGTGATCCTCGGTCATTGTCTGAGTAGGCAAATAACCGTGGGAGGCTCGATAAGCTTTCCAACCAGGAAAAGTATCCCAGGCACGAGCTACGTAATCGCGAACATTCTGAGTAGGGCCACCTGCATTTCCCCATGTACCAGAGCCATCAAGAACCCAGGCTCCGGATTCACGGTGAAATCGGTTGACCGTTACTGGAGTGCTAAAACCGCGATCGAAGTTTTTAGACTTGTGCCCGATGATATCCTCCAAAGAGGTTGGAAAGAGGCGAGAAATCGCCTAGATAGGGGACCGTTCTCTCGAAGAGAGAGGGGG